ATCCTGTAGCAGTAAGAAGACCTCCAGCTCCACCACCGCCGCCATCATAAGAGCCATAGCCACCTCCTCCACCACCAGCGACAACAAGATACTCTACTGTTTGAACAGGGTAGTTCAGCCCATTGTATTGATTTGATTGAATACCGCCGTTATATCGTAGAGACATATTAACCTATCGTTTCTAAACAAGCAATCACAGATATTGCAGAGTTAGCACTTGATGTAACTCCTAAACTTTGGTTTTCTGTTATGTAAAATGGTGTTGTCTTATCAGAAATAACTAATGAAGCATTTGCTGGTACTGAAATTTGATAAGCAAGATTGTGTGCAACACCAGAAGCGAACGTTGTGTTGTCTGAAATCTGTACTGTAACAGTTGTAGCATTTGCCGAGTAGTTGGAAGCCACCAGACTTTCTATTTTGTTCACATAGTTGGTAGCAGGAGTTAAACCTGTTAATGCAGTAGTTCCTGATGTACCAGAAGAATACGTCCAAGCGGTGTTGGCGAAAGTAGTTGCATTGACGTATGCCGTACTACCGTATATGTATGTTAAGTTTGCAATATTTGGAACTGCCATGGTTTATTCCTTAAAATCCAATAGTGTGAGAGATTGCCATTGATTTGGCCTGAGTAAAACCGCCGCCTGCTGCATTGATTGTAACATTACCTGTTCCACCACTTGGAGAAATAGTAATGTTTGTACCAGCAATGATTTGAGATACACCCGCTGTAACAGTTGCCCATGTTCCATCACCTCTTAGGTATGTTGTAGAAGATGGCGTGCCTGTGACTGCTCCAGGTAAAGCTGTTACGGTACTGATTAATGTACCTGTATTAGTCGTGACATTAGATGTTGTAAAATTAATACCTGTAACACTACTAACGGTCATAACAGTTGTATTATTGGCCTGTAAAGCCAATGTACCAGATGATGTTGAATCACCTGCTGTTTGTAAACCCGTTATGGTCGCATTAAGTATTGATGACATTTTATTTCCTTAGATAATTACCCAGCGTTGACCATTTGGTATTGTGACGCCGACCCCATTATTTATCAGTATAGGTCCAACGGATAATCCATTATATCCAGTACTGATTACTATGTTTGATGTGACGTTTGTCATATTTAAATCGATAGTTCCATTGAGGCCGTATTTTAAATCAACACCATTTAGAATAATATCGTTGGCATAGATGGTGTTACTGGTGAATACAACTGTACCATTTAATATTCTGGCCTCAACAGTTGAACCATAGTATGGTGCCTGTGAGAATGTAATTGTATTTGCCGAAACGTTGTATGAGTTTTGAATTTGTGTGATACCGTCAACAGCAACAATCACATTATTGGCCAAAGCAGGCGCCTGTGTTAGAGTAAATGTTGTTGTCACACCGTCACCTTGGAACGTATTCAAAGTGATGGCCATAACGCCTGTATTGTTACCAGTATTACCTGGTGTTGGGCCAAATTCAAACCAAGTACCGTTTATGTTTTCATACATCTTACCAGTATCAGTATGTAACCACAAATCACTTGTGTTGGCACCACTAGGTACTGTGTTCTGTTGCCAAGTGTATGTCTTACCGTTGGCTAAATTAAATGTCGTTGCATCACTAAAATTAATTGTCTTACTGACCGTATTTGTTGTGATACTGATACCATTCGTAGAAGTGAATGATAGAATATCATTATTGGATGCAGCAAGAATGATTGAACCATTGGCTATGATGGTTGCAAATGAGTTTGTTGTGCCTGAACCTGAACCGGTTGTGATAGATGATATTGCACCTAAGGCATTTAAATAATACAGTTTTCCATCGGCGTAGTTAATCGCCACTTCACCATAATTAAGTGAAGAAGGAGCATGGCCTGATATGCCAGATTTCTTTAACTGAATTGTTGTATTTGCTGCAGCCAATTAGAATGTTCCACCATCGTTTTCTTGTATGATATTCTGTAAAGGATTATCAATCGTTTCTTTTTTTTCGTTCACGTTTTCAACCATTTCTAGTTTCTTACGTTTAGCAGGACTTAATTGTAAATATTCAATTTTATCTTGTAATGTTTTCAATTGAGCCACAAAATCAATGGTCATATCTTCAATTTGTTTACTATGTTGTTCACGAGTCTTCTGATGTTCATCACGTTCTTTAATCAATTCACTTCTAAACGTATCAATATGATTCAATTGATGTCTAGTTGATTCAAAATTAGTTCTTTCACTGGCTAATTTATTTTTCTCATTAGCCAATTCAGTTTCAAGATTTTTTATTCTTTCAGATTGACTTGAAAAACCAGAAATCTGTTGTTCCAATTCATTGATTTTGTTTTGAAGTTCTTGTATAACTTCTTCACTCACCTTTGCACTCGCCTGTAAAGATATATTTCTTAGAACAGCATCTTGCATTGTTCCAGTCATTATCTCCACATAATAATTCACATACTTTTCACTCATATAAAACTCCTATTATAAACAATAACAAATATTAGAAAGATCCTCCATCCATAGTAGTAGACCATACTGGAACACCAGTATTATTTACTGTAAGGATTTGATTAGACCATGTTTGATCCGAAGTGCCTGCTGCAACTGTAGCCTGAATGGCACCAGTACCGTTACCATATGTGATACCGTTTGTGGTAAATGATGATTGTCCTGTACCGCCTTGTGATACTGTTAGACCAGCAATTGATTGCCATGATGCAGCTGTTACACGACCATAAGCATCAACAGTCAAACTAGCAAGTGTTGAATTTGTTCCATAAGTACCTGTGTTGGAATATGTTGAGTTAGCTAATGTGCCTAGTGCTCCTGTTCCAGAACCGACAATGATAGAACCATTAGTAAATGACGATTGACCTGTACCACCGTTTGGAACAGTTAAAGCATTTGTCAAGGTTAATGAAGATGCTTTTACAGTATTGGTAACATATAAATTACCACCAACACCTAAGTCATTTGTTGTGTTTGCAGTACTAAATGTAGCATTCGTAGCACTCAATGAAGGTGCATTAAGGTTGGCATACAAAGTACTTGTATTGGCCGCTGTGAAGAAGTTGTTAGAGATTACGTTACCTGAAACGGCACTAGCATAAGCAACGTTTGAGAATAGGTAATAATTCTTGGAACCAGCATCACGAACCAAACCAGTAATGTTATTTGTTGTACCGTTGTTATAGACACCATAGAAACCGATATCGATTACATCACCAACAAAGTTATTGGCGGCAAGTTCTATTAGAGAAGATGATGTATCAAAGGTTGCTGAATTGATATAAGATTGTGTACCACGAACAATCAAGTTACCAGAAATCTGCAAGTCTGTACCAATCGTTTGAATACCAGGACTTGCCGTATTTGAACGAACGATTGTGTTGTCTACACCAAAGTAAACAGTTTCATTGTTGTTTACATTTGTTGTAATACCAGAACCTGTGTTGGCTTTAAGTGTTAGTGTTGAACCACCGTTGACTGTGTTACTAGTTGTACCATCAGAAATTGACCATGCTGTTTGGATGGCTGCTGAAGAAACGGATAGAATACGACCGTTTGAACCATACTGAATAACTGGAACCGATGTGGCTGAACCTACTGAACCAGCGGATAAACCTGGAACAGCATTTAAAGAAGCATTAAGTACAACTGCATTATTACCTTGGAAGGCCACCGTTCCAGCAGTAATATCACCACCCGAAATTGAGAAGTTTTGTGCAGCTGCTAAGTAAGAGGATGAGTTAGCATTACCGTATAACTGACCAAAAAAAGCACCGTTTGGATCACGTTTGACTAGTGTTGATGCTGTATTTGATTGTGTTGCCGAATCTATTGTTGAAGTATAGTATTGGCCGCCAACGTTAACAACACCATTTCCACCAACTGTACCAAGAAACAGAGTGTTTGATAAGTATGAATACGCAATTTCACCAGCCTTGAGACTAGCTGGTGTGCCAGTAGAACTCGAACGCTTGATGAGAATGCTTGTATTTGAAATGGCCATTTCAATATCCTTTTTTTATTATTATTGTCTATTTATTAAAAACCACCACCGTCAACTGTAATAGCATTGGCTGTAAAATTATTTGTTGTGATACTAATACTATCAATATAAACATTACCCGTTACACCTAAACCACCTGAAACCGTCAAAGCTCCAGTTGTATTAGATACAGACGAAGTTGTGTTTGCAATATAAACATTACCGGAAAGTACCTGTGGACCGGTATTGGCAATTAAGTACTGAGAACCTGTCTGTCCTATGTACCTGTAACCTGAAATGTATACCACTCCAGACGATGTTAAGGCAGTTGGTATGGTTTGACCAATGAAGTTTAGTACGCCTGCTTGATAATCAAACCAATACTCACCAGGATTTGCACCACCCTCACCGGCAGCAAAGATTTGAGTACCTTGAGTCGTTGGATTGGATAGACCTGAGGCGCCAACATAGACGGATACCGAGTAACCTGTACCAAATTCTGGTGGAATCCAATCGGTCAATCCTGTTTTCCATGTTGGGTATACACTTCCTACTGGAACTGTGGTATTATCATATGTACATTGTACCGCACTGGTACCAGTATAAGCCTGTACAATACCAGATACCGCAGATGGAGTTGAAGGTATCAAAGAGGTTTGCAAATATATTTTATCGCCACGATTAATTAATGGGCTGGCGATAGTTTCATTTGAGTACGACTTATTGGTTGAGGTGTCGGTTTTAGCCACCCCATAAATCTTTTTGACCAATAAGTCAATGTACTGCGTTGCTGAAATTGCCATCTAGTTGCTCGCTGTTTGTAATGACAAAGCGGTAAGACTTTGACCAGTTGTTAACTTGATTCTCACATATATTTCATTGGTTGCAGTAGAAGAACTTGAAACCGTACCAAAAGTACAAGTGTAACTTCCATTTGATACAAGTGAATTAAATACTGCCGTACCACCTAAGGCACAACCATTTGATCCATTGCCGCCAGAATTAGTACCTGGATAACCTGAACCAGCATAAGCAGTACCCATAGTCATCCAACCATTTAAGCCTGATGAAGTATCTATTGAACTACCTGGTAAAGCAACCCAAAGTCCTGCAATTGTACCTGAGTAACTAATATTAAATTTAGAAACTGATGTTCTAATGAACTTAAACGTGAAGTACTGTGAAGACCCTTGAGTACTTAGGTTAGGTCCAACAGGTAAATAACCTGAACTGTAATTTGTTGTATCATTCTTCAGTACACCAGCAACAATCGTTGCATCATATGTATAGAAGGTTCCTGTCTGAGAGTTGAATGCACTTTCAGTACCAGTATAACTTGGTGTATCGGTAGAACCTGGATTTACAATACGGAAAGCAAGACCCGAACCAACACCAATCGTTGAACCAATTGTGATATTGGTTTCTTCCATTGAATTGGATGTACCTGTCTTATATAGTACTGTATTGGCAGGAGAATATGTCACATAACCCGTATTATAACTATTGTTTACATAGGCTTGAGGACCGCCTGAACTTGAACCGAAACCAGAGATGATTGATGCAGTCGTGTTGACTGTTACTGATCCACTTGATACGTAAAGATTTCTGGCTAATGGTGTTGTAACACCTGCCGTGGCATATGACACACTAGTTGGAGCATTGAAAGCACCACCTGCTGCGTAAGAATTTAGTAATGTTGTTGAGTTAGGATACATATCACCACTCAACTTATTGACAGCAGTACTCAAGTTAAATGTTGTTGCATTAGTATAATGTGGTACAGTACTTGAATAGATTGTTGTTACTGAACCTGGAACCATACTTGTATTACTGAACGTTGGTGTTCCTGGTGCCGAGTTATCATAGTACCATGTTGCATTGGCCGTTTTTGTGCCGTCTGTATCTGTAATATAGACTGTGTTCCATCCGTTGGCCACAGTACCTGAAGCGTTGACATTGGCAGAATACCAGAAGTTGGCATAAGCAATGGCACCAGTAGAAGCATAGTCTACATTTGTAAGTATGTGTAAGTCACCATAAGTACCAGCATTTGTGGCACCAGAAGACATTGTTCTAGTACCAGATATTGCATTGTTCTTGTACACCGACATCACATCACCTGGAAGAGTGTTAATCAAATAGATGGTTGATGTTGTATATGAACTTGTTCTAAGTGGAGATACTGATGTGCCTCCAGAAACTACAGGTGAAGTGGCCAGACCCGTATTATCTTGTTGTGTAAAGTTGGCCATCAAATATGGACCAACAAGACCTGTGATAGATAAAGAACCGTAATTTCCAGGGAAAGTGGCAGGTGAGGCAGGCACTAATTTGCCTAAAATCTGATTCATCTCAGCAATACCATTTGTGATAGATGTGCTAGTAGTCAATGATACAGCATTACTAACCAAAAGACCTGCTGTGTTCTGGCCTAGAATAATATTATTACCACTTAGTGATGACGAAATATTATTGGCGTAGTTGTATGCTGCCTGAGCTAATATGTTAGCCGTGTTGGCTTGATTAAAGGCAGCCTGTGCTAGTATATTGGCCGAATTGGCTTCATTGTAAGCCGATTGAGTGAACACATTAATTGTATTGGCCCAAGTATATGAGGCCTGTGCTAATATGTTGGCTGAATTTGCTTCGTTATAAGCCGCTTGTGTAAATACGTTAACTGTGTTTGACCAATTGTATACAGATTGTACAACAATATTGGTTTGACTTATTTCAGTTAAAGCTGTATTGGCTTGTCCTAATGCAGTATTAGCAATACCATAAACCGAATTGGCTTCTGCATAGGCCGCATTTGCACGGTCAGAAACTTGTTGGAGTTCACTTTGAACATCTGCTGCACCGAAGAACGTAGTTGATGACGTTACGGCTGCTGGCTCCGCAGGGCCAAGTCTGACGCTAATGCTCTGTGGCTGTGTAACTATTACAGGCATTAGACATCACTACCATAAGATGTTGTGACGTTGGTTACACCTGGAGTAACATATATTTTACCTTCTAGTACACGAGTTACGATACCAGTTGGGTCTTTAATTGTCACATCATAAACATAATTTCCAGCTGGTATGTTTGCCGTATTGGCTGCCCCTAAAGACAACTGTATAATACCGTTGTTAGCATTGTAAATAGAAGTGACAAAATTAATAGATACGTTACTTGAATAATAAGATTTCTTGGCTTGACTTGCAATCGTAAAACTGTTTAGGTTATATGGATTGCCATAGGCGTCTGCCAACGTCAACTGGCTATTGAAAGTTGCACCTTGTTCTAAGTATTGGTCTGAATATCCTGCCGCCATATAAAATCCTTTAAGTAAACCTCTCTAATATTTAGGCAGTATTGGATGTGTTATTGGCCCAAGGTAGTGTCATATTGACTAAAGGATTCTGTCTTACGGCTAATGTATGTGCCATATTATCTTGATAAGTTTGAATTCTTGTATTACCTAGAATCGTTTGTACCCAAGTAATCATGGTGTTTTGAGTTAGATTTTCATAAGGAATGAAAGCCTCACCTGTTTCAAGTGTAAACGTGTTGACTGTACCGAATATTGTAGTGCTGTCGATTGAATCCGAATCTTTACCTACAATAGTGTATGTTATCGATGACACTACATTGGCATTGCCTTGCCAAGAAGGCATACAAGCAACTCCAGATATTGACCATTCATAAGTTAAATTCATTTTTTATCCTCTATAATTAATAAGTAATGGGGCCATAAAATGTTGGACTGCCAACAACATATGTTGTCCAACTTCCTACCGAAGAAGTTGCAGCATAAACTGTTGAACCATTGTTGACTAATACTACGTTGGTGTCTAGAAAAGACATATAGTTTGGTTGGCCACTATAAAAACCTGATACTTGAGTCCATTGGCTTGTTCCGGATGTTGACAACGTTGAAGCCGTGGTGTAATAAAGTCCGCCGGGTGAGAATACTGCAGCAGGAAATATCACAAACAAATAATCATAAACAAATGTGACATTTCCAGGTGATCCTATTTTAGCTCCTGATAAATTAGTAGTCGTACTTCCTGCTGTCTGTAATGATGAAAAATCAATTGTGTTATACCAAGATGAACCACCAGAATCTAAGAAAAATACCTTAGGAATTGTTGTTTGAATAAGTCCATCGATAGTATAAACCAATTGATTATTATAAAATTGCATACCGCCAACTTCATAAAAGTAATTACCTGCATATATTGGTAGTGTCGCTGCTCGGGTCCATGATCCAGAAGGTGCACCTGACGAATTCAATATGAAGAAAGAAATTGCACCTTGAGCAATATCATAACCAGATGCTATCCAATAATAACTGCCATTATAAGATCCCCATGATACAGCAGTTATACCTAAATCGAACCCATCTGATGTGACGGTTGTACCGTACCATGTTGAACCGTCAGGTGAATAATAAAAATTGCCTGTTGTACTGGTATCACATAATACGATATAACCATTTATAATTCCAGCAAAACCTATACTTGACCATGAATTTCCTCCAGGTATATTAGTAACTGTGGACCATGATGTTCCGCTAAGTGAACGTTTAATGGTGTTGTCATTAAATAATGCCCAATAATATCCGTTAAAATATTCCGTGAAGTTTGAATTGCCAAATACACCATAGGCAGTAGTTATAGTACCACCAACAGTAGGTGTATTTTCCCAATAAGCAAGGCTTTCAGTATTAGGAAAATTCCTATTGATTGTATATCCGTTGTTATCACCAATACTTATATAACTTCTATTCATGTTTTTGCCTTGGAGGTTACTCATCGATATCTGGGAACCTGATGTGTACTCCGCTCCTGAGAGAAATCTAACTCCAGGATCATTCAAGGCTCTTTGAGTAGTGGATGAATATCCTATTTCAGTATTAAGGTCTGAAAAAGCAATTGTACCGTAAGGTGTTGTCATTACTTACCCTTCAATTCGTCTATTTCGGCTTTCAATTCTTTGATTGCTTCAATTAGAAGACCTATTATGTTACCATAAGCAACACCTAACATACCATCTTCATTAGATACTACAACTTCTGGTACTACTTTCTGTACCTCTTGAGCGATAACACCAATGCCGGCAGTATCATCTTCAATACGGTTGTATGAAACACCACGCAGTGCCATTGTTTTAGCCAAAGCATCTTTAATGGTTTCAATATTAGTCTTAACTCTTTCGTCAGAGTAAGCAGTAATATTACCCGATGCGATAATAGTACCTGCACTACCGTAACTTGTACCAACACCTAGTGCGGTAATCTGTACATATGAACCAGTAGAAAGACCTGGTCCCGTAGCACCTGTAGCCCCTGTTGGACCTGGAACAGTACTTGATGCTCCTGTGGGTCCTGTTAAGCCAGTAGGACCTGTAGGTCCTGTGACACCTGAGGCCCCTGTAGCACCTGTTGGACCTGGAACTGTACTGGATGCTCCTGTTGGACCAGTAGGTCCTGTTGGACCGGTAACACCTGAGGCCCCCGTAGCGCCTGTCGGACCAGTAGGTCCTGTTACACCAACACCTGTAGGACCTGTAGGACCAGTAGGACCTGTGGGTCCTGTAGTTCCTGTTGCTCCGTATTGACCAGAAACATTAATNTTCCAAGATGAATATGTACCTGAACCACCAGTAGAATCTATGGTAACATTTAAAGATGTTCCACTAAATGTGTTTACAATACCTTCTAAGTAATTTGTTGGTGCTGCTGAGTATGATGCTCTAATTCTAGTGCCTGTAGTGATAGCACTTTGTGAAGCAGTTAAATTTGTTGTAAATGTATCTGTGCCTGTACCAATAGCTAAGGTTGTTGATGATGTTAAACCACCGTAACCTGTTCCTGTAGCTCCCGTGGCTCCTGTAGCACCTGTGGCTCCTGTAGGTCCTGTGGGACCGGTAACACCAGTAGCACCAGCACCTGTAGCACCTGTAGGACCAGTAGGACCTGTGGGTCCTGTAGCACCAGCACCTGTAGCACCTGTGGGTCCTGTTGGCCCCGTAGGTCCTGTAGAACCTGGAGCACCCGCAACCGCCACTTGGCCAATGTTAGTAACACGTCCGAAACCGTCAACTGTAATTTGTGGTACATAGTTTGCGAGACCCCATGTACCAATGTTAGCTGAAGGTAATGTATTGGCCAAACCTAACTGTACATTTCCTGTGTTCCATCCTGCTGTGTTAGCAGTCAATTGACCAACGTTAACAGCAATTGAAGTACCTGGTGGAACAGTAATAGATGTATTAGATATATTGGTTACACGACCATACTTGTCAACTGTAATAGAAGGAATGGATGCTGTGTTGCCATATGTGTTTGGACTTACACCACTTGTACTTAATTGGAAATTAAGATTATTTTTAGAGACTGCATTTATTGTAATACCATTACTACTGTTTGCAGAATTTATAATACTATTAGCGGTCAATATTGTTGAATATTGTGTATATGTATTTGCATTATTAATATCTAATATGGCCCAAGTATTAGATACTGTGTTCCATTGAATCGTAGCATTTTGAGCTGGACTATTGTATACTGAAAAGTAACCGTTTTGGTTTGGTAAGTTAGAACCTAATGTAATTGTTGGTGAATTGTATACTGTTGGACCATTAACTGTATATGTTCCGTTAACAATCAAACCGCCTGTACCAACTGTAACAGAGTTAGCTGAAAGTGTTGCATTACAAGCATTGATATAACTAGTTACATTTAAACTTGGTACTGAAATTCCACTACCAAAAGATGATACACCTATTACATTTAAGTTACTGATGTTGGCTGTATTAGCAACAACCAAACCAATGTTTGAACCGTTGGCGTAGATGGTACCTAAAGCTGTAAGTGTGTTTGCAAATACGGCTGAACCACCAACGTTCATTGGGCCACTAACAACTGCCGTATTGGCAACCATTAGACCGGTGTTTGTTCCCAAGGCATAGATTGTACCTAGAGCCGTAATTGATTGTGTAACACTAAGTGCTTGGCCAACAGAAACATTACCTGATGTTTGAATTGAATTTGTACCATTCAAAGCGAACAAAGTGCCACCAATATTAACTGTATTGGCAAATGTTGCTGTACCTGTAACGTTTAAATTGCCTAAAAGAGTTTCATTACCACCAATGTATATGTTACCACCAACAAAAGCATTGTTAGAAACTTGTAGAGCAGTATTAGAACCTGTAACAGTTAACTGTCCACCAATATTTGCTGCACCGTAGTTGGTTAAACCTATTGATGTGTTTGTAAAATAAACTTGTTGGTCAACTCTAAGATTGTTTTGTACATATGCTGAAGAACCTACACCTTGAACTTGTAGGCCACCGGCAATAACAACGTTGTTTGCTACTTGTAGTCCTAGATTAGGATCATTTAAGTACAATGTGCCTGTACTTTTGTAGTAATTGTTTGCCGCTAGATTATTGTTTTCAACAGATAACGCATTGGTCTGTACGACCCAATCGGCAAATGTATTAGCGTAACTTAGAATTGAGACAGTATTAGCCATTTAAACCTTATCCAATGTTATTTTTTATTTATCAGCATATGTAATAGACTCTTAATCTCAGAGACATCATTTTCTAACTGATTAATCTTTTTGTTGTTTTCAATTACAGTATTTTCCATTTTAATTTTCTGTCTATGTTCTCTCAAGGCATTGAGATCCGTGTTAATAATTGCCTTACTATGTGGATCTCTGTACAGACCTGGATGGTCTTGTACTTTAATGCCTTTATTTACCTGTTTAATCATGATGTTGCAATCGCTCCAAAGTTAGCAATTTGTGGTACAATGGCAGAATTATTAGAATACATTACAACTTTAACAGCAAATGTTTGGAAGTTATTGTATTGTGTTCCACCACTTACATATGATATGTTCGTCAATTGATATTTAACTGCTGGCATAAAGTCTGAATAACTCTTAGAATAATTTGTTATTGGACTTGTTGGCGGTACATATTGCCATGGTTTATTTTGTAATGAATCATTATCATCTGCTGCCAATACTTTTACATATACATCAACAGAAGAACCTGATTGTGCATTCAAATCAAAGTACACAGTAATACCTGTTGCTTCAAAACCTTCTGATAGAGTGACAGACCTTGTAACATATTTAGCTGCAGCGCCACCACCAATTGGTGTAGTCTCTGGTATTGATATTGTTGTTGGATCATTAACAACGTTGTGTACCATAATCATAGACATTCTGTCTAAGTCGATGACAGGAGATACATTTGGATCAGTTGTTGTCATGTAGGCAATAACGTTTGAATCACCAATGTTTGTAACATTCTTCACAGAATTCAATACATAGTTTTGATTAGAAAGAATTGAATTGTATGCAGAATCTGGTACTCCATCATATTGGTTTCTAATACCATATGTAATACTTGTTGTATTATTAAAGTCCAGTTCTTGTGTAACCAATTCAACCAATTCAAACTCAAACGTTTGTGTTGGTGCTGAAGACTCAAAGTATGCCTTGTATGTTGTACCAGTTTTGAAGATTGATTGGTACAATACGAAACACAAGTCTGATGTCTGGTCTGCTGTCCATGTAGAAGCATTCTGAGACTTGAACAAACTACCAACGTTAGGTTGGTTGACAATCGTATTTGTTGTTCCAATTTGTATCTGACCAACTGTACCAATAAAGGCAGTATACTTCTGACTATTTGAACCAACAACTATAGCATACTCACCAGCAGGTAAGTAAATTGGATCGGTGAAAGCAAAATGTGTTGCAACAGAAGCGTCAGTAGAAACATTAACACTATTTGGATCCAACCAGACTGTTGATAAAGGCATTACAGTATCAGAACTTGGATAACCATTTAATGTTGGTCTAATCTGTGCAAATACAGGTGCAATTGGATCTTTTGAAGCAAAGAACAAATCAAATCCACTTAGGAAAATACCATTAGGATAGATGTTTGTTGGTACAAAGAACGTTTGTGATAATGGGTCTGTTGTACAAGCCAAGAATTGGGATCTATTACCAACTGGTTCACCGTTAAGTGCTGCAGCCTCATTAAACGCTGCGGCAACAATTGCTTCAGCTTGAGCTAGTGTCAAAGCACTTGCTGTTGATGGTGGAGTTGCTGCAGAGGATCTACTATCCCAAACTAAATTAGAATTTGAGTCTGTGATTGTTGCAGCCCACCATCCAGGGTTACTGAACCAAGAATCGTCTGCGTTGTTTTTATTACCAGCATTTACTGCAAGTACTGTAACATAATGTAGACCAGGACTTAATGTAAATCCTGTGGTATTTTTATTTGGTACTAGGTATTCTCCGCTACTACCGAAGTTGGCAAAGTTGAAATCTAATACCATTGTGCCGTCAACATACAATTGTGCCCAATCGTCAGCAGATAATTCGGCATAATATGTTCCACCAGATAGTATTGTGAAACTTCTAATAGTTGCTTGTACTGTTCCACATTGTTGGGTCAAACCAGGATTTACCCAAACAGCATATCTACTAGAGAAACCAGTTGGATCAGAACCTGTACTTCCATATGTGATTGGATATACTTGGTTGTACTGTGATGATGGTTGTTGAGCCCAAAACAAAGCACTAGTCCAGAATATGAAACCACCTAAGTCAGGATTCCTATTCAAGATACTAGCATTACGGTAGTAATTGGCAACAATATTACCATAAGTGTTTGCATTGGCAGCCTGAGCGTGAGTGATCCATATCTTACCGTAAGAATTAGTATCAGCCAATACTTGTTCTGCGGTTAAACCATCAGTATAGTATGTGTATGCACCTAAAGCTTGTGCTATAGTTAATGGAGAATCAACAAAGTCACCTGGAACAGGAGCAGTATATGTATAATTGCTAGGTGAAGGCAATAAACTCTGTGCTGTGTTATTGATTTTTACAGTCACAGATTTATTTACTGCACCATTCAAGTTAAGAGTAATCTGATTACTTGTAGTTGTTGTGTAGATTGGCGACACATTCAATGTCAACGTTACTGGAGATGAACTGTCAGACATTGTTAGTGTACCATTGATTGTTGTATCAATAGGTACTACACGATTCTCGTATTGTCCATATGTTTGATAATGCCATTGTCCGAAAGCGGCCAAACCTTGTGCTGCATAAACAGACCAATCACTTGTTCCACCAAGCATCACTTGATATTCTTGTTGTGAACTTGAGAACCAACCATTTGGAAACTCTTGAGCATAGTATGTTGTTGGAGTTCCACCAGGTAGATAACTCAAACCGTCTGTGTAAGCGGCAATCAAATCGGCATATGACTCTACGTATGCGGCATAATCGGCACCACCCGCAACAATATAAGTTGTTTGTGATGCAACACCACCTGAACTACCAACTGTATTGATGTTATAATTACCTGGATTATTAATCGTATATGGTATAGAAACGTTAGCTGATTGACCAGAAGATGTTATTGTGAAGGTGAAGTTATCACCTTGATTAACTGAAGCCGCTGATGATGTTAATGTCCATGTGGCAGCTACTGCATTAAAGATAATTGTGGCAGTCGCTGTTCTTCCATCACTAAATGTGAAGTTGTATACAACTGTTCCTGGATTTGGAACACCATTAGCCACATTATATGTTTGTGAACCTGTTGGTCCTAATGGAATAGTAGGTGATGTTCCAACCACAGTACCACCTGAAGTTGCTGTGTAGAAGAATGAACCATTTAATGGACCATTCTGTACACCCCATGTGAATGGTGTGTTACAATTAATTGTACTGTTTGTTGCACTAACTGGACTTCCATTCAGTAACAAAATAATTGGTGTTGTTACTGTTGGCATTTTTGGATTATTTGGACCAACAGTTGGTGGAACATAATGTAAAAATACTGGAACACTTACTGTTGGACTTACACCCGACAAGGTCATTAAGAAGTTTAAGTCGGTTGTTTCAGCAATAGTAGTGTATGATATTGAAGCTGTACCATCAGAACCTACAGTAAAACTACCTGTCAGAGATGCGCCACTAAGTTCAGCCGATGTTACTCCAGTGATTGTATATGGTACGGATGTACCTGTAGCAACACCTTTTGTTATTAAAGTAATTACAAATCCTGATGCTGAGTTTGTAAGCACAGTACTTGAACTTGAATTCAATGCGTAAGATGCACCTGAACCAATGTTAGTAGATGTTTTCTTTACTGTACCATCTGGCATAGTAAATGTAACAGTAAGTGCATCTCCACCAGTAATAGGATATGAATTAGCAACTTCAAAATTCAAAGTGTGTGAACCGTTTGGAGCACCTAATGTAAATGTACCTGTTGCTGAATTACCAGAATAGATGTATGAACTACCGACACCAGTCATAACATAACTGATTGTTTGTGCTGAAGGTAAGTTTGCACCACTAATACTAATTGTGGCTGTATTTGTACTAGCACTACCTAAAACAAGAGATGAAGTAGCCGATGTTGTAAATGTTGGTGTTTGAGATGTTTGAATGGCAACATTACTAATTAGTTGTAATGGTCCACCAAGATTATCCGGTACATCAACTTCTAATATGATATACTTTGAATTGTATCCTGTAACAGCAGAAGCATTAATTGGTATACTAATAGTGCAAGCACTAGAAGCCAATGTTCCTGTTGTAGTAATTACATTGTTACCTAAACTGTAACTGCTTCCTGCTATATCAGAACCTGTAATAAATCCAGAAATATTAGCATTGAACTTACTGTTAGGTGGAATATTTGTTGCAGAGAACAAGAAGTTAATTGTTCCGCCTTCAACGATTGCAGTCTTATCTGAAGTTAAAGTATAAACTTTTGGTGGCACATTCAACACATTGATTGCCACGTTAGCAGATTGGATCACATCTGTGGCATAATTACTTGTACTACTTACTTGTAGTTGTGTTGTAACATAAGAGTTTGGTTTGGTAGAAATGACCGAACTCTTTATTGTTTCCAACAAACCTTCTGTGTAGTATGTTGCCTGAGCATACGATACTGATTTAGTCCAATCAAAACCATTATCTGCGATGATAATATTTTGTGGTCCTGTTGGTTGTGGATAACCACTATTAGGTCCAGGGAATGTAATGAAACCAATTGCTGAACCTGAGTTGTCTGTCTTAACACCAGGGTTTGCTGTTATTGTACCAGCAACAATTGTACTTGGGTACAAGAACTGTGTCATGTTGATGTTGTTAATCCACAAATACAATTGTGTATTTGCTGCCATGCCATCAACTCTAAACTTAATCATTGCACCACGAGCATAAGGAATAACACTATTATTCACTACACTTGTTGATGTTGTTGAAGAAACACCAGGAGCTTGTGTAGTTGTTGTAGTTGTAGTTGTTTTTACCAACTGACTATTGACAATACTTCCTGTTGTTGGACCAACATAACCTGTTGTTGAGTCGTTGATTTGTTCACCAACCCAAATATTCTGCCAAGCATTCCATTGTGTTTCGATACCGGCTGAAGTGACATAGTTATCGTTACTTCCATTTGGATTAGAAATAACCAATGGAGCAGTATTGGTATCAAACCAAACATCACTTTGTGGACTAATATTTAAAGTACCTACAAAGTTAACCACACCAAACGGATTAACACTTATTGTGTTAGAAGCAATTGGTTGGTTGACGAATACATTTGATGTATATGGTACAGTAACCAAACTACCAAATGCCTTATCAGTTAGAACGGCTGAACTACTATCGCCATTAAATGTTAAGTATACGTTATCGGCCGTGTATGTCGGTCTAACCAAACCATTTGAATAATCAATCGCTGCACGATATTCTGGATTAGTTACGTCACCAATACCATTGCCGTTAAACGTATCAATGATATAACCATTCTTAAACAATGTAGTACCATTTGAATTGGTAATAACTTGAGAATTTGTTTGTGACTCTAGTGCATTTAGAGATGTTGTATACTCTATGTTTGTTAGACGATTGTCTAAGTTAGAGATATCTCTCATCGTATATCTCTTGTGTGGTATAACTTGAACGTTAACACCAGTAGGACCAACAGTATATGGAGTATATGTTAGTTGAAATAAAGTAATAGAATCACTTTGATTTGCTGGTGGTTGTGGGTTCAAGTAAGCAGGAACACCTTCCAGTATTTTGAATAGACCATCTCTTGTTAAGACTGCCTTATCAATTCTACCCAAGTAATAAGTTATGTCTGCTGAAACATCGATATCAGACAATGCTTGAGGTATCTGGTGTGAAGCCAATACAAATGATGTAGTATCATCTGTTCTTCTTGGTCTAAAGTCGATACAATTACTTAACTGTAACACTTGGCCTGATGCAGTTGTATAATTTGGTATTGAACCATAATCAACTGGGTAAGATTCTGGTGTTAGGTAACCATAACCAGAATGAGTGAAGTAACTGAATACTGGTAAAATTTGTATTGGTGTGGCTGGTGCTGAGTTTCTATGGATAGAACCGTGGTCATAGTAACCATCAGTTTGACCATTATCGAAAGTGTAATAAGAAACACTATTGTTAATCAAGCCCCAATTATTACTTGTTGTAGGATTGTTATTTAAGTTACTATTACTTGTTGAGAAGTAAGCGGCATTGGCCGTATAAACAACATCACCTTCAACATAAGTTGTACTAGAAGACCAACTTCCTCTATATGTTGAACCAGTAGTAAATTCATATACAGCACTTAAAGAATACACATCAGACTTTAATAAATCTTGTGATGTTGTATCAGAAATTGTATATGGTGAATTTGGAATATAATTTGATACCAAAGTTTTAACTCTGTAGGAATCATTAGTTGTTTTAACTGTTGCAATAATATTTACAACATCAGTATTGTATGCAGTTGTACCAAAATTGATAACGGCTGTATATGGTGTTGTCAATGTGATTGTTGCACCATCCAATGGAATCATGGCACCGTTTTGTCTAACAACTACAAAGTTCGATAGAATAGATTCGCCAGAAGATGGCACAAACTGGTCTGTTGTTCGGCAAGTAACACTTACGGTTTGACCAGAAATTGTTTGTGTTGAGAACTGTTTATAATAGTAACCAACATTGGCCAATTGTTTTGTATACTGTCTTGGTAAATTAAATACTAGAGGTGTATATGCTGAAAAATATAATTGTGTTTGTTGGTTAGTGATAGCAGAACCATCAACAACAGCAGAGAAGTTTGTAGTAGAATAATTTCCACTATAAAAACTCTTTGTTGATGGGAATGAAGCTGAGGTCATTGTAATGTCGTCTAAGAACAAGGCAAAAATGGCACTTGTTCCTACACCTGAAGCATACTCAATACTTCTTACTAACGCTGTACCAATTTTAGATGCAGCAGTTTGTCCTGTAGATACGTTATGTAATTCTACAAAGTATGTGGTAGAAGATGAGTTAATATCTGGTAAACCACCATACAATGTATTAACATAAGTGTAATTACCGTATGTTGTATTGACTAAGGTGCCAGTATCTGTAGCGGTTGTTTGTGCTTTGTTTAATAATAAGTTTGTAGGGCCTTGAGTCTCAATCTCATAACCTTGTACAAAAGCTGAACCCGCAGAGATGTTTAAAATTAACTTAGTGGTATCCTGTGTGTCATTTTGGATAGATGGCAAGAAATTCTTAACAATGAAGTTACCATTTGTGTCATAGGATCTTTTTGCCATTGTATCCATAATTGTGGAATAGATTGGCGTTGTGATATCGTTGGTGATAGAACCATTTACCACAGTAGTCAATTGAATAAAACCTGGGTATGTAATAGCAGGTTGTACGTATGGTTGTGTGGTTAATTCTAAATCAATCTTATAACGGTCAGCACCTGGAGCTAAGTAGTTACTTGCACCCAAAGCTGGATCCAATAGTGATGGGTCATCAATATAATCTACAATAGATTCTACTACGTTTAGACCGATGATTGCTGAAGGAGTTTTTGTATACTTACCAACAACAACTGTTTGGTCTGGACAATAACAGAATGTATTCTTAGAAAAGAATACACCTTTACTAATGTGGAACAATAAACAAGTGCCAGAAGCACCAGTCAAACTAGTAAAATAGAATGAAGGTGTGATGGATGTTTGTGTATCATATACTGTAAATGTAGATGAATCAGCAAAAGAAGATTGTTTACCTTGAACAATACTTACGAATAATGTTGGTGGATCTGTTGCTGTTGCAGCAGAAAACTGTTTAACATAACCAATTTTACCTGTAGATTGTTCTAGGATATACTTACCAACAATGTTAGAATAGTCTACGTTGACCGTTGTAACACCATTATAGAATGTTGGAGATACTTTTAAATAGAATGCTGAATCGTCCAATTGGTGTTGACCACCAGATACAACCGAACCTTCTGTGAAAATGTTTTGGCCAAAACTTGCGATTTGGTTTTGTAACATTGATTGTATTTGAGTCAACTCTCTTGCTTGTACGGCTCTTCCAGGTTGAAAAAGAATACGATAGAATTCTTTCGTTGGATCAAAATCGTCATAGTAAGGTGATACATTAAAATTCAGAGACATTTTTTTCCTTTAGTAACCTAGTACAAATTTAAATTGTTCAATACCGTCAGCACTTCTTTGTACCGGACTTCTGTTTTCGATGTACGCCATATAGCCAGAGAAATTAATAAAGTCTGGAGAACTATATGTTAACATGGTTCTAACAGTTTTTGAAGTGTTTCCATATACAGGACCATCAATGACCGGAGTACCTGTTGTATTTATTAAGTTAATTACATCGGTTGCTGGATCAAAACTTAAAATTGTTCCAGAAAATGATGAAGTTGCTTGAATCGTTGAGGTGTTTGTTGTGTCAACCGTGCTACCTTGGTAAACAACCTCGCCATTATTATACACACCAAAACCTGGAGCAACCACGAAGTCTGTTGTGATTTTATAGATACTGCCATTAGCAAAATAAGGGTAAGTACTCTTTGCCAATGGATTGAATATCAAACCAACTTGTCTGTATTCAATGTCGGTTGGTACCATAGTGATGCCATTTACAGATTCAGTAGCATTGAATTCACAATTGTACATAATATGACTGACACCTAACTCAGAGGCTGGATCATATCCATGACCACCGATTGGTGATACCGGAGCAATTGCTGTGGCACCAGCACCTAAACTTGAAACAATGGCCACATTGGCATACGAATAGTTCATACCGGCATTACCTATAACCACATCAGTAATGGTATTTGAAGCTGAAACAACCACATTGGCTGAAGCTCCTGTACCATCACCATTGATTACAACCGTAATTACATTAGTTGTTGGATTGTAACCAGCACCTGGAGTAATAATATTGATAACTTCAATGTCACCATAACCGGATGTTGGATTATTTGGTTCAGAAGATGTTGGACCTGTTGGATCCAATGTTGCACCTGAATATATTTCAGATTGTACGGCATCAATTGGTATTGGCATCCAGTTGGTGTCCATAAATTTTTGTGCCGAACCCGCATCAATCGTGTACATATATTTCCATTTGTAACCATCGGTTCCCAAATAGATGTTATTGGTCTGATAAGAACCTGGAGCGAATACTGGTTCATATGTTGACTGACCACCATTATTATTCCAAAGACACTTAAATACTTGGTTGAATCTATTTCTTACATAGAACTTATATAATGGATTTCCATTACTATCTTTACCAGTAATATCTATATTGTCTTGGTAATAATCATAGACTGTACCTGTTGTCCAATCAAATCTTTTAATAACTAAAGATATTTGATTTGATTTTATCTGTTTGGCCGCAAATATTTGTTTGTAAACCGATTTTAAATACTGTTGGTCTTGTGTAGGTGATGGTGGGTTAGAATCATTTGGCCATGGATCAACTCTACCTAAGAAACAATAAATTGATACCACAGTAGGATAAGGCGACACAGGTAAATTGGCCACAGGAGCATAGAAGTCCTGCTGAGACTGTGTAACTTTGAAGTAGTCTGTTAGAATATTTTTATTTGCCATGATTTATTTATTGTGATTGCCTTTATGCGACTTCTGTTCCGTAAATAATTACTTCTGAACCCAATGCTGTATATGTTCTATTGACAGAAACAAAAGTATTTGTTACACCATTTGCTCCATCAATTGGTACATCTATATAGAATATGTTGTTAACATAATCAACACTAACAACATTAGCGGTGTTACCACTCAAGTTGGATATATTGTTTCCTATAAACACATTATCATTTACACGAATGATATCTTCTAATGGAATCAATGGATTAGTATAAATTCCACCATTAACCAGATTGTATGAATTGGTTAGTGCTGATATATTTAGTGATGGACCTGTCATCAAGTCTTCCGTTCCAGATTCTGGTAATAAATCTTCCGAACCTGTCTCTGTTAACAAATCACCTTGTATAGTGAACGAACCACCATAAACATAAGCAACATTGGCATATGACAACCAAACGTTTGAACTGATTGTAACTGTGTTTGAATTTGATACCGATGTTACAACACCAGTAACACAATCACCACTTGTTGTAGTTAACGCAATGGTATTACCAACAAATACAATATTTTGTAAGTTGGCACCGTTTAGGTTATTGAATTTAATAATGTTGTTAGATGGGTTAGCATAAGATGATATCATCACAACATTAGACGTTACACTATTGGTCAAATAGGATAAAGTTGTTCCTTGTTGTGATTCTTCACTGAGCATCGAATAGAAATTATTACTAGAACCCATGGCATAACGGCCTAACAACTTCATACCAGAAGGATGTAATAGGTTCAATATGATATCTCTATAAACCGATATCGTTTGGTCAACTGTGATTTGATATGTGTAGGCATTAAAATCTTGGCTTTCCAATACACTATATCCACTAGGTTGGCCTGAATAATTAATGTATTGGCCTTGACTGACCACCAATCCGTTTAAGAAACTTGCTGTCGCTTGTGCCAATCCATCACCATATATTCTAACACCGTCTGTACTATAATTACTATCGTATTGATATGCAGCCATATTCATTACAATATTCTTACCTTTAACGTGTATTGGTCCATTCACACTCGCTGGTATAGAACTAGTATTACCGTAATTGTACAGTCTTAGATTGTAAATTGTATTTAATGGATTACTGTAATAAACTAAAGGTGTAATTGAAGCAACTGAAGCACTTGTTATTGGTGTGTTGGCACTAATGCCTTGGTAAACAAAATCACCAGCACTTGGTAATAATGTACTTGCGAGATTAGATACAACAACATCCAATACATTTAACGAAACATTTGGTGTTTCGATATAATCTTCACCCGCATTTGTGATGCTAATTGTTGTGACTGAACCAATACGTTGTGTATTGGCGGCTAAAACGGCACTTCCACCTAAAATACCTGGAACATATAAACTTGCATTTGATCCTGTCGATGTTCTTACTGTGATAGTTGGCATACTTTCTTCAGTATAACCCATACCACCCAATGGATATATTTTTGGACCATTTACATATGATATGCCTGTAATACCACCTGAACCAGATAGACTTGTGATATTGGCATAGGCACCATAACCTCTACCGCCAGCAATAACAATCGTATCATTTGCCAGATATCCGTGGCCAGTATTTGCGATTTGTATTGGTGCCAATATACCAACTGAAGACAATGACGCTACGTTATTTGCAGAACTTGGTACTGGAGCATATACATTATCACCTGAAGGTAATGTTAAGAAAGATGTATTACCATAATCGTCAACAAATTGTGTGATGGCTGAAACTGTAGGAGGTAAACTAGTTCCTCCACCGCCACTAGACAATGCAACAAATGATATTGGATATGTTGTTGTCGTCAAGAACGTTAAGGCATTAGCCAAACTTGATGTTACGTGTGCTGAAGGACTGTTTGCAAATCCATAAGAAGATGCACCAATTAGTATATTGGCTTTTGGTCCAATTGTTTCTGTTGAGAAGAAAGTTACATTAGCAATACCATTTGCCGAAGGATTAATAGCAGCAACAAAAGCTGCAGCACCCGGAGCGTTTGTAATATTGATTGTGGTGTTTGTTGTACTATAACCATAACCACCATCTACAACACTAATACCTGTAATATAACCTGTTGTAGTTGAAGCAACCTCAGCAGTAGCACCAACAGGATTGGCCACATTTGGATTTAAACCACCATAAACAACTACAGGATCACCAACTTGATATAAAGAACCCCTGAAGTTAGGTTTAATATTGATTTGATTAATCTGGCCTACAATCAGAGCAGAAAGTGTTTCAGCTCCAGGTGTATTGGCTGAAACAACTTTGCCTTGGTAGAAATAAACTGGTTGGTTGTATGAATCAACTACGTAAACCAATTCACCGTTTTGGAACTCACGTTCAATATCATCAATGAAGACTTCTGTTTTTTCTCCATTACGAACTGAGTTTTGAATCGTAGCAAGAGTTTTACTTGTCTGACCAAATAATCTAAGATTGGAAATATTTAAAAAGTTGGAATCTTTTGTGTATAAGTTAACACTTCTAGCAATATACCAATCACCGTCAGATGGTTTTAAAACAAAATCTTCAGTATCTAAGTAATCGAAATCTGAATTGTAAAGTATTCTGAATAGAAACTTATATGATGCTGGTGTACCTTTAGATTGGTACAATTGTCTAGCAGTTTTAATGGCTAGAGTTGGTGAAATGAGTGCTGTCTGTGGTAAATATGGCAGAAAGTCATTGATAAAATACTGCATGAACTGGTCAGTAGTCGTATCAATGTCCATATAATTTAATATATTTTTGGACGCATCAGTTACGTTACCATTTTGTTCCATCCATTCATAGTATGCCTGCAAGAAGGCAACAAACACCTGATAGTTTGGATCCTCTCTAACGAACGCAGGAAGTTGTGATGGTACTAAGACTGAAGTGTATTGGCCGGAAGTTATCATGTCGATGTTGCGGTAACGTTAACAATAATTGCTGCGGGATCGAAAGCATCAACGGTTATGATTCTATTGAAACTCGATGGTATTAAAGTTGAAGTTGGTGTTGCTGTGATTGCCAATTGTCCTAGAAGATTATCAACGGCAAGTGGTTGGAAGTTAGTTAATGTAACAATTCCATTTACATAATCAACCGTACCCACGTTACTACTAATCAATGTTTTACCACTTGTTGTGTTGACTTGATAGAGTGCTAGAGTTCCGTATTGGCCTTGTAGTGTAACTGTTGCTGCACCCAAAGCACCTGATGTGTCACCTGATGCGTTTGTTATTGCAACATAAGCAGTTGTATAACCGTTACCTGGATTTGTAATTGTAAATCCTGTTATACTTCCACCAGCAATTGTTGCTGTGGCTGTTGCACCTGTTCCATCACCAATGATTGTTACTGTTGGTGGATACAGATAATTAAAACCAGCATTTAGAACTGTTATTGATTGTATACCACTTGATGTTGATGGAACTTCTTCAACATAAACAGAAGATTGGTCGCCTGAAGATGTGTACACAGTAATATCAGGAGAACTTGTGATGCCACTAAAAACAGCACCTTTCTGTAAAGCAGTACCATAATACAATGTGTACGTTTGTGGTGTTGTTAGACTTGGATAGAATTTCTTTTGTAACTGAATAGATACTTGATTAGTGATGATTGATGGGTCAGCACTCTGTACTGCCAAAATGATATCAGTTGCAGAGAACGTTGAATTGAAACTATTCAAATTGGTTTGTGCATAGTTACTGATAGCAGACTGAACTACTGATGATATGTTATTAGATGTCAAATTAGTTTTCTTTGGATCATAAATGACATCTGTTACAATTTTTAAATAAACATAGTCAGGATCAACCACGTTTGGTGTGACCGTCATCACAGAAATTGGTCTAATGACTTCATCAATCAATTGTTGTTTCTGTAATGCTGTCAGTAGATAACCACCTGTAGGTTTAACAGCAACGAATACTTGACCATAAACAGGAGGAACATTCTTCTCTCCACCCCAAACGTTTACAGCATCTACTGAGAAACCTAAAGTGTTTTCTTGAATGGCCGTAATGTAATCTTCAACTGTTACCGCACGACCTTGTGCTGCATATGATTTTGGTGCTTGAAACTTAATAGAATCTATTGTTTCAAAGTTTGAACCTTGGGTTGCCGGAACTAAAGGACTTATACTTGTGTTTGAATAACCTGAAATAGGATCCATTAACACGAATGAGTTGGCGCCAGCTGCAGCAGTACCTTGTGTTATGATATAAGAAACATTCACAACATTACCGTCAACTAATTGTGAACCTAATATACCATCACCAAAATATATTTGGTAATAACCATCAAGACCTGCCTGTAAGAAAAATACATTGTCTGCACTAGATAATGTTAGGTAATTAGAAGCTAGTGTAAACACTTGGTAAGAAGCGTTTGATTGTGACTGTTGTACTGTTACTTGTAATGTTGTTGTATCAATACCTAAATCCGGTATTTCAAATAAGAAATTTGGATTAGTTGTACTGTCTACGGTAAACTTGTGTGTTGTTGGTAGACCTTGTTTAATTGGTATATTAATAAAGTTTGCAGTATTATTGAACGTATTAACAGTATATGAATCTGTGGTCACAAAGTTATAGTTAACACCGTCAATCGCTTCTGATAAGAATGATGTGAATTGTGGTAGTGTTAAAGATGATTGTGTTACATTGTGTACATTTAAATCTATTGTTGCAGTAGGTGCCACATTAGACTTTGGTGTGTAATCCAATAATTTTGCATGAGATATGACTGAATTTCTTTGAATGGCAGTATCCAAGAACATCTCATTTGCCACCATGTTCAAATAGAAAGCATTATATTGTGTATTGTACGCCAATACATCTAACAATGTTGATAAGGCTGAACCATCAAAGTTATAATCTTGTAACACAGTCTGAGACTGCATGAATTTTTTAAGATTATTCTTGATTAGATTAAAATCAAGGTCGGTTAGTTGTATATTTGAATTTGCTCCGGCCATTTTATCTGTTTCTCTCTAATAAAACTGTTATCGTTTGTGGTGCAGAAATGTTTTGTATGAAAAATGACACTCTAGCACTATAAGCATTTTGATCCGGTAGAGGACTTACTGCTACTGATTCCAATGTGACTCTAGGTTCATAGTTGGTGATAGTATTTCTTATTTCATTTTCAATGGCTATGGTTGTTGATGGATTTATATTCTCAAACAACAAAGCAGTTAGATTTGAACCTAAATCTGGGTTAAATGGTCTGTCAAAGTGATTCGTTAATAATAAATTACGAACAGAACGAATCACCGCTTGTTGGTCGTAACTCAAAGCAATATCACCCACAACAGGTCGAATGTTGAAGGCGAAATCTATATCTGAGTATCTTTTGTTTAATGTGGCCATCTTTTATTTATTAAGCCTAGGAGTAAAAACGCTTTTTGGAAACTGAGCTGAGGTCCGGAGAATTTCGAGGCCGGAACGCAAAATTTCGAAATTTCCTCATATTGGTCCGCTTGTTGTACTTGCACCACTCTCAACGCCAGCATGAACGTGTGTATCCAAACTAATACCACCACCTACGACATCACCTGTACCTATATACGTACCATCTTCATAGATATTACCAGTAAAGTTCCATGATGAAGCAGTTCCTGTAAATGTTCCGCCTATATTTAACGTCATATCACCATCCACTTTTTGAGTGACATTACCTTTGGTGTAAATGTTTGTATCACCGTCTACCGTTATATTACAAGTGCCTTTTACATGGATATTGTTGTCTGATAGGTAAACTTCGTAATTTTTACCAGAAACTTTGGTAACCATGTTACCTGACGCATCTATCTGGAAGAATGTATTGGCTCTGTGGTTTAGGTGTATCCTTTCAGCGCCTTGGGTGTCATCCATTTCAAATACGTGTCCTGATTTAGTCTCAATAACCCTATTGTTGGCCGCAGTCGTGGCGTATCCAGATGGAGGTTCGTCCCAACTACCACCCGAAGCAGTTGGTACTCCTGTGTCTAGGTTATTGTCATTGTAGTATACACAAGTTTGGTCAAAATATTTGTCATTTCGGTATAAACGACTTGTGGTTGGTTCTCCTACTGGATAATGATCACCTTCAGAAAATCCTAATGATGGATTTGCACCTTTTTGTGGAATACCTGGAAATATGCCAATCATGTATGGTGCTTGACCACTCATTCCGTCTGAAAAGAAACCAAATGCGTAATCTCCAATAACAGGTGCTGCAGCAGTCATTGAAGAATTTGGTGAGTTCATAGGCAATGCCCAAGGAAGTTTGTCCGTTGGTATCATTTTTTTATTGGATGTGTGCCATCCAAATATTCTCACTTGGCATCTACCTAGAGATAAAGGATCCTTCACCTCCTCTACAACGCCTAACCACCAATTGAAACCGTCTTTACCAATATAATTATTCATTATTGTATTGCCTCTGGAGGACCATCATAACCAGTAAATGAACTGTCTCTTGCTATTTCCAACAAGGTCACAAACTGGTTTGTTCTGAAAACGTGTTTAAGTGCCGTAACAATATAGACACCAGAATAATACTTGTCTAGTTGTCTAGTGTCACCACCTGTATCGCCGGTTTGATTAATTGAATACAGTTTAAATTGAATAACTTTACCGGCAGTTAAACCTGTATCACCTGGAACTTCTATTTTTAACTTAGAATAGTTGGAAAGTGATAATTGTGCTGTTCTCAAAGGCACGTATGTTTCAATAAAAATATCTTGAGCGACAGAACTTACTCTATCCTGACTATCAGTGATATATTTGGCCTTTTTCTCATCTTTATTAGATGTGGCCATTTTCAAAACACCTTCGTATGTGGTGTTTATAGCATCACCTTGTCTATTTGTATAAAAATTAGTTGGTGGATTACCATTTAACATAACACCAGAGTACTTTTTATAGTCAAAATCGGTCACGTAGAAAGACCTAATCAATGGATCAATAGAAATCAGTCTATTTGCAAAAGTTCCTGAACTGTATTCATTCAACATATCATAATTTTTGAATATTTCGTATCTTTGTACAGTTATCTCTTTATCACCAAGTGATTGTTCATCTTGTGCAATGTTTTTACCTTCGTATTTGTAAACATTGTAGACTCCATCAGAATATATCGACTGTAAGGACCTGTAATAATATCCTTCTCTTGTTTCATATAAAATCATATCGGAACCTGGATAACTGGCAGGTCTGGCATATGTAGACAACCAACTGACTGCCTCAAAAGGTTTCATTGTAGGCACAATAAAATCGTAAATACCTGTTGTACCTTCTACGGTAACAGGCTTGCTAACACCTAATTGATTTTTCAACACATCACTTATAACATCAGAAACTTTCATACCTGGGTATGCTTTACTGACTTTAATTTGTTCAGATATCATCATATCTTCGGAACACAAACACAGTTCAAAAGTCTCAGAATTCAAGTTACCTGATGGTTTTCTTTTGATTATCTTATAAACTCTGTATATCTCAGTTGTTTTATCTGGATCATCTGGTGACCTACCAATCACAATTTTTAGTGAATCATTACCACTCAATTGTAGATTTTCAATGACACCTGAAGCATCTGTGACCGTCAAAGAACCTGAAAAACAAAAAGCAAATAGGTCCTCGTAATACAAGAACTCAATCATCTGTTCTTTTAAATTCAATGAACCGGAAGCACCGGTCAATGTCAATTCTTGTATTGCAAATTCTAAAGGTAACTGTGCCATATTATTTTGCCATCAATTCTTGCAATTCTGATTCCATTTTTGAAATATATTGTGTATCAACCAACTGTATTGTTCTTTTTGATTCGTTTAGATTAGTTTCATAATCATAGATACTCATTGCATTTTTGGTTATGGTGACAGATACGGATCCAGTAGGTAATTGATAAGTATTATTCGTATACGCTGGTAATGAGTTGTATGTGTCCAAATCAATTGTATATGTGTTGACTGTTGTTGTTTGTGTTGATGTATCGTACTGTGTAATTATTTTTTGATACTGATAAGGTGTAGCTTGTGTATATGACACAACCGCTTGACCTGTTGTATTTGCTGCGGCTTGATATTTCTTTATCAGATAAGGAAGAAATTGTTGTGAAGAAAGTGGCCAACTCCATTCAGGATCAAAATACTCGTTTGCAAATAAAACTAACCAATACCTATAAACATCACCATAATATTTAAAAGCCACCGTTTCTGGTGTATCTCCATCTTGTACGTCATATGTGTAGTATATCAATGGGTCTGTAAAAATACTTGGAATAATACTTGCACGACTTAAAAGATTGACTACAGCAGTTTTTTGATTGGTGATAGGACTATTGTATACTATCTTTGGTAATGTATTGAAATATTGCATTAGAAACCTCCGTCAATTGCTTTTCTATCAACAAGAGTAAGCTCTTTGAATTGTAGAGTCATATTGATTTGAGTTGGAGCACCATCTGGATGTGCTGACCAGACACCGTTAGGTGCATAGTTTACATCAACCGTCATCAAAGCACTTTCTTTGACTTTGGTAATAAATGGTGATGAGAATGTGATTATAAAACTGTCCGGAACACTAAAAAACATACCAGCCGCACCAGCACCTGTCATAGGAGCGGCATGACTTCTAAATTTTTTGATGATTGTTTGTATTGTTGATGATTCACCAGCATCTTTTGGAGTAAACGTAAAAGACATTGAAAAAGTTCTAAAATCAATACCGTCAAATAACAATTGTTGTTGTGGATTTAAAGCATAACCTTGACTGTATAAGGCTAAAGATGCGGTCGCTGAAGTGGCAGCACCAACAACGGCACCACCAATTTTTGTTGTACCTGCAATCTCTTTGACAGCATCACCCATACTGACGTTACCGTATGAAGCTGCATAATTAAAATTAATTGTATCTGGCATATACAAAGAAATCACATCAGATTGTACATTTCTTGCTGGTTGTACATTTAATCCAGAAGATTGTGTCACACTAGCACCATCACTACCAACACCGGTTGAAGATGTTGTTTCATTTCCACCTGGTGCCGTTGTCATTGCGGTAAAAGTGACGATGTGTTTTTTCTGAGAACTACCCAAATCAGCTGGATATTGCAATGCACCAACTGAATATGGACTTCCATACAATGAGCTCAATGGTCCATTACTACCTTGTGTAGTTGCTGCGCCGCCAGAAGATGACGTAATTGTTATGGCCATCCAAAATCCTTGTTAAAAATGAATATACATAGTATTTATGGCATATTCAGGACTATTTAAACCAAGAAACCCACAGAAATACATTGGTGACCCTACCAATATTGTATACCGTTCATCTTGGGAGTGTAAGGTAATGTCGTGGTTAGACAATAACCCTGACATTTTGTCGTGGGCATCTGAAGAATTGATTGTTCCTTATATATCTCCTGTCGACCAAAGAAAACACCGTTATTTTCCAGATTTCTTGGTTAAATTGAGAACCAGAGATGGTAAACTTAAAACAATGATGTTGGAAGTCAAACCAAAATACCAAACTGAGATGCCTAAGCCAAAGAAACGAATCACCGAACAATATAAAAATGAGATTAAGACTTACGCAGTCAATCAAGCCAAATGGAAATATGCAAGAGAATACTGTTTGGATCGTGGTTGGGAGTTTAAAGTGCTGACGGAAGAAGACCTGGGAATCAACTAAATATTCAAATGGCCACTAAAATAAAACCCTCAACATTAACGACTCTTGCACAAGAGAAGCCCAGCGAACCTAAGTTTCCTGCTAAATCTACTGTGCAATGGTTGACCAATAAAATATCTGAATTGAAAGGTTTTGGTGCCATTCCGGGTGCCATTGCCAGAGAAAAGACTAGAGAAAACAAAAAATTCTTAATGGGTTGCTTGTATTTCTTTTTTTATGATCCAAAAGGTAAGAACGATTTACCATATTATGATAAGTTTCCTTTGGTTCTGGCGTTACAGAAGTATCCAGATGGTTTTCTTGGTTTGAATCTACACTATTTGCCGATTCGTTATAGAATCGCTTTTTTGGGTAAACTTTTGAAGTATGCCACATTGACTGAAGATAATGATATTAAACGAATTAGAATCACGTACGATATACTAAATGCAACCAGACAATTAAAAGAGTTTAAACCTTGTCTCAAACGATACTTGACTAGTCACATCAAGTCAAAGATATTGAATGTGGCACCACACGAATGGGATGTAGCGACAATGTTACCTGTCCAACAATTCAAAGGAGCAAAACCACAAGAAGTTTGGGAAGATGTTAAGCAGGAAATAAAGGAATCTTAAATGGCAGGTACAATTTCAGAATTTGCACATAGTTTTTCAGCTGATGTCGCCAGACCTAGTAAGTTTGATGTATACATTCCTGGCAGTCCAAGTTTAAATTACAGATGCGAGATTTCTCAACTTCCAGGTCGTCATCTATCTACCGTTGAACAAAAAACATATGGACCTTTCGAAAAGTTTCCATACCATGTGTCTTATAACGATATTGATATGACGTTTTTGGTCGATGATAACATGACCGAAAAGCTTTTCTTTGACAAGTGGTTGGAACAAATCAATCCAACAAGTAGTTTTGATATAGCATACAAGAGTGATTATGTTGTTGATATTACAATCAATCAATATAATGTGGTCAATGAAATAAGTTATTCAGCTATCTTATCCGATGCTTATCCAATCAATGTAAACCAATTGGATTTGGATTGGTCTAATGCTGATGGTAAACATAAACTTTCTGTGACTTTTGCTTACACATACTGGATTAACAATAGTCAATCACCAAGTAGTCCACCTTCAGATGAAGACAGTTTAGGGTTGAATACTGGTGAAGGTGACGATTGGGAATGATAATTTAATTATAAGGAGAATAGATTATGGCTCTGCCAAAAATTGATGCACCAATTTATGAATTGATGTTACCACTTTCTAAAACAAAAGTGAGATATCGTCCGTTTACGGTCAAAGAACAAAGAAATTTGTTAATGGCCATGGAATCAGACGAGGCTGAAGTTATTCAGCAAAATGTTGCCGATATATTAAATAGCTGTACTTTAACTGAAGGTATTGATATTGACAAATTGCCAATTATTGATGCCGAATACTTCTTTATTAACCTCAGAGCCAAGTCGGTTGGTGAAATTGTTGATACAAGATACCGTTGTAATAATGTTGTTGATGATAAAGTTTGTGGTAATATTATGGAAACTAAAATCGACCTGACTAAAATCAACGTTGAACAAGGTGAAGAAGTTTCTAACGAGATACAATTAACTGATAAGTTTGTTATTAAGTTTAAGTATCCTGAGTTTGCTTTTGTTAAGAATGCTTTGAAGTTTGATGATGTTAATCAACTGACATTTAATATCATTGCACAATCTGTTGAGTATGTTTATGATGGCGAACAATTCTATTATGCTGGTGAAGTAGAACAACATGAAATGGTAGAATTTATTGAAGACTTGAACCAAGAACAGTTTTCTAAAATAGAGGAGTTTTTCAATAATTTGCCAAAGTTAAGACAAAAGATTGAGATGACTTGTAAAAAGTGTAATTTCCACCACACGATAAATGTGGAGGGCCTTGAAAATTTTTTCGGTTAACATTTCGCCATGATACCTTGAGGAACTACTATAAGACTAACTTTTCATTGATACAACATCACAAATATAGTCTTACAGAACTTGACAATATGATTCCTTGGGAACGAGACATTTATGTAAATATGCTAATACAATATATTGAAGAAGAAAACCAGAAAATAAAAGACAGACAGAAACTGAACTAGATGAAGTTACCATCACTCAAAGGTATAGGCGGCAAACTAAAAACAGCAGGTAAAAATATGCTGAGTGGTGATTCGTCATCTAAAAAACCTGAAAAAGAAACACCACAACCTTCAGAGCAGTTTAAAGAGACTGCAACACAAATGAAAGACTCACCTAAATCGATGGGTAAAGAAATGTCTGGTGTTGAACATAAAAAGGCCAAAGGTTCTGCTGAACAAATTCTCGGTGACATCTATAAGATGATGAAAGAAAACCGAGAAGATGTGGTGACACAAAGGGAAAAGGCTTTGACTAAACTCAAAGACCAAATGAAACAGGAAGAAGATTGGCACGGTGAACTGATTTCTGCTTTAAAATATAGAAAAAGTGGTGGCGGTACTGCAGAAGAATCACCGAAATCTACCAGAAAATCTGCACCAAAAAGAGCTTCAGGAGATAGAGTTTCATCACCTCGTGGTGGAGGAGGAGGTGGCGGCCGAGGAACTCCTAGTTCTGCTCCTAGTACTTCTAGTGCCGGTGGTGGAGGTGGAGGCTTCTTCAGTAGAATAGGTACCGCAATTAAAGAAGGCGCACAGTCTTTAGTCTCCGCAGCACCAACAGCTAGTGCAGTCGGTGCTGGAGTTGTTATCGCTGGTGGTACTTTGGCCGTTGCTTCTAGTGTAATTGCTAAAGAAGAAGGTTTACCTAAAAAAGGAAAAGCTTATTGGGATCCACCAGGTCAATCTAAACTAGTTTCTGTGGGTTACGGTCACCAAATTAAGCCTGAAGAATATAAACAAGGTTTCATTCAAGCTGGTGATGAACAAGTACCAATCAAAGGCCAGAACGGTATTGATACTGTTTTAACACCTGAACAAGCACAAAAGGTTCTACAAGCGGATTTACCAAAATACGTAGATAGAGCCAAAAAACCTTTAGGTGAATCTTGGAATAAATTAAATGATGTACAACAAGCGGCCTTAACATCTTATGCTTACAATACAGGCAGTACCGCTAGTTTGGCCAAACAAGGTATCGTAGAAGTTATCAATAACGGTGATACAAAAGGTGCTGCAGCTATTATTAGAGATAAGGGCGTAAGAACGGCTGGTGGTACAGTCAATAACGTCCTTGTGGCCAGAAGAGCGAAAGAAGCTGCTTTATTTGAATCAAAACCTTCTAAAAGTGAAACTGCATCGCCGGCAGGTGATTCAAAATCAGACACTACATCTAAAGCCAGTCCAGCACCGGCAGCACCATCTTCAGCACCAGTGACTCAAGCATCAAAAGTGAATAAAAATTTAAAAGATAGTATTGTATCAGAAAACACAACGATAGTAAATAATACAACCGTGAATGCTCCACCTCAACAAGGTAACAGAGCAAATGTTCCTATGATTACAGACGATGATAGTCCATTACACCAAAGAAAAATAACAAATGGCTAAGAAATCAAAAGACTTTAAAAAGACCGTTAAAAAGCTAAAAGATGCTCAAATTGAAGCCATGGAGGCCAATTTAGGTGGTTATACTGCTGAAGAAAAAAAGGTTTATGATACCATAAAAGAAGCGGTAAGTGCATTGCCAGCTGAACAAGTTATTCAAGGTGAAGTTCCTATTCCAGAGATGGTCAAGGTAGAAATGCCTAAGGCCAAAGATGAGTCCTTGTCTAAAGTAATCAATAAACTGAAAAAAGACATAGAGGGAATCAAAAAAGAATTAGAAGAAAAAGAAAAGGAACAAAAACCTAAAGAATCTAAGAAAGAACCAAAAGCAACTGCAACAAAAGTTAAAGACGTTGCTGAAGATGAAGATGATGAAGACTTTGAAGAAGAAGATTCGAATAAGATAAAATCATACAAATTTGCCAACAAGATTAGACGTTATACAATTGGTGATTTGGTTGCGGAAAATATCATTGAAGGTAAGGGTATTAAAGACTCTATTAAAGGTGCCATAAGTGCAAAAACTAAGGCATCTATAACAGATATGAAGATGCTTTTTGACCCTATGAATATCGCTGAGAAGGTAGTTGGTCGTGGTGGTGCAGCAATACTTGGTAAATTAACTGGTGCACATCAAAGCGAATTGGAATACTTTGGTGCCAAATATAGAAGAAACCGTCCTTCATTGATGCGTGCTATCACAGGTTTTGGTGGCAAAGTTGGTCCATCTCCTGGTACTGCCACAAAGGTTGATTCAACCGAAATGGGAGATTCTACTGTTGTTTTGGGTAAAATATATTCATTAATGACAAAAAACCGTGAAGAAGATGTAAAAGCCAGAGAATTAGAGAATGACAAAAAACAGGACGAATTTGATTTAAAAGAGAAAAGACATAAAGAGTTATTGGCTGCATTATCTAAATTGACTGGTGCACCTATTGCTAGTGGTGATGTTGGCGGTGGTGAAGATTCTGGTATAGCAGGTGCTGGCGTACTTGGGGCAGCCAAACGATTCTTAAAAGGTGGCGCCAAAGGTGCTGCCGGTGCCGCAGAAGGTCTTGCTGAAGGCGCAGCAAAATCTGCTACCAAAGTATCTAAGTTTTTGGAATCTGCCAAAGGTATTTTAAAATTCCTAGAGAAAATACCTGGCCTTTCTGTGATTGCTGCAGGTGCATCTCTCATTTATGATGTTAAAACTGCCATCGATAAACATGAAGCCGGTGAAATTAGTGACCAAGAGCTTAGAAAAGAAATAATTGGATCTTTAGGTGGCGCTATAGGCGGCCTAGGCGGTGCAGAACTTGGTGGATTACTAGGTGGCGCAATAGGTTCTGTTGTACCAGGAGCAGGTACTTTAGTAGGTGGTATCTTAGGAGGCGCAGCAGGATTCTTTGGCGGTGAAAAACTAGGTAGTTATGCCGCAGAGAAAATGTTTGATTACTTCTCTAGTGGTAAAGATGCTGAACCACCTGCCGACCCACAAGCGGCCGCAGACAAGTTATCAGAAAAAGTTTCAGAGAAAAGTGCACCAGCTGCAGCACCATCCGGTGGCGGTGGCGGATCAATGCCAACTGCCGCACCAGTATCTGCCAGTCCACAGGCATCTGGTGGTACTCCAGCTAGTGGTGCTCCAGCGAGTGCGCCTGCTGCCGCACCATCTTCATCGCCCGCATCCGCACCAGTAAAAGCTTCTGCAACACCATCACCAAATGCTGGCCAACAATTGAATTCTAAGACCAAAGAAAATCAATCCATGAAGATGGACAATCAATTATCAAAAGGTAAAACAACGGTGGTCAATAATACAAAATCCGGTGGCGGAGGTAAGAAAACTCTTTCATATGTTGATCCAGATGATACATCAAAATTGCCATTGCCTAATATAAGAAATAAAGAATCAACCTATGAGCGTGTTGTTTATTATAACACAAGAGTTGTTTAGGCAATAAAAACCCCGCACTAGGCGGGGGAAAACACTTCAGGAAAAGTGAAAATGTTTTATAGGTCTACGTCCATGTAGTCTTCTTTGCCTACACCACACTCAGGACATTCAAAGTCTTCAGGCAATGTTTCCCATTTACCTTCTGTTTCTTCGTCATGGACGTGTCCGCATACGATACAAACGTGTTGTGTGCTCATAGTGCCTCCAATACTTTAGTATATGCTGCAGCATGACGCTTCTCAACTTTAGCAAGTGCGGCAAAACGCTTTTCTGCTTTTGCTAACACATCTTTAAATTGTTCAGCGTGTTCTTTACTTTCAGCAATTTGAGTTTGTGCCTCAACTACTGCATCACCATTGTTTTCAGCCAATGCTTGAGATAGAAAATCTGGATACATTGTAGTGAATTCGTATGTTTCACCATCGATTGCCATCTGCAAACATTCTTTTGTAGAAGGTTTACCGATTAACAATTCTAGGTGACCCCATGCGTGTAAGATTTCTTGGTCAGCAGTACTTTCAAAGTGTTTTGCAACATCTTCGAATCCTTCTTCCCTTGCAATCTTGGCAAAATAACGGTACTTGATATGTGCCTGTGACTCACCGGCCAAGGCACTCTCAAGATTTTTGAGAGTGTTACTCATAATTATTCCTCTGCTAATGATTCGAAATATTTCATGTCATCATCTTCATCAGTAATATCAGGTTCAACTGCTTTTACTGGTTTAGACTTTGCTGTTTCTTTAATTTGTTCCACAGTTGTTTTTACTGCTGGAACATCACCATTCAAGCCCAATACTCTATCCAAACGAGATTTCAACTCATCATAAGATTTGAATTCTTTACTTTCTGTGAGAGCAGATAAGGCAAATTCAGATTTCCAAATCTTTTCTAATTTATCATCATCATCTAACAAAGCAGATGGTGATTCAAACTCAGACTTGTCATAGTTTTGATAACCTTCGACTTTACGAATCTTCAACTTGAAGTTAGCACCTTTCCACAAATCAAATGGATTGATTGCTTCTTCATCAGCAAACTGAGGGTTCATTGCTTCGGTAATCTTATCAAAGATTTTCTTACCAAACTTGAACAATTTAACTTGTCCCTCATTTTCTGGATGTTTAGGATCAGAAACAATATAAACGTTAGCGATATAATTCAACTTACGTTTTTGTTTACGAACCACATCTTTATTGGCTTCAATACCTGAAGTCCATAATGCAGAATTGTGTTCACAAACTGGACAGGCTTGGCCTTTAGTTGTGAGACAATTATCAATTAACCAACCGCCAGGTCCTTGAAAACCATGCGAGAAGATTTTAACCCAAGGCAACGCATCTTCACCATCAGCAGCAGAAGCTGGAAGAAAACGGATAACAGCCATGCCATTACCTGCTTTGTCAACTTCGGGTCGCCAGTAGTTGTCTTTGTTATCTGAGGATCCATCGGATGAAGCGTTGAGGGCTTCGATGGCTTTTGTGAGTTTGTCCAGATTGCCTGAACTCTTTTTCAATTTAGAGAAATCTACCATAATTAACCTTTCTAGTATAACGGAATGTAACGGAATATATCACTTAATTCATAATGATTACGGAGTATAACATAAAATTTCTTCTATGTCAATCTATTTATCCATCAAAGTAGATAAAACTTTATCAAGTCCTATCCATAAGATAAAACTTTAACATTACCATGGTTTCTCTGGCCGATTTGTGATGAATCGCAATACCGCCAGCTTGCTTCCAATCATCAATGATGGACATAGTGTCATCAATAATGATAGAATTCGGTGTAGCAAACTTTTGCTTCAGTTCTTTACCTGGAACAAAGTTTGGTTTAAATGTGATGCCATGTGTCTGTAACCAAACCATCTTTTGTCTGGACACTTCCTCATGGTTTGCGGGTCTTCCTGTTGAAGATAGAATCTCAATAGGCAGAGGTAAATTTCTTAGATAATCAATCAAAGCAAAAGCATCAGGCATCATTTCTAAAGATGCAAAGTGTTGGTCTTTAATGAATCTTTCAAAGAAATCACCAAAGCTTCTACGGCCTTCTTTACTGTCAGGATCAATTCCATACACTTCTCTAAATTTCTTAGTGAAGTTACAGAGTACACCATCAAGGTCGACATAGATTTTTTCAATTTTATGCGGTTGCATTTAAATGTTCTTTCAAAATTGTTTTAAATTTTTTGTTGTCGTATTGAATAAAGGGTAAGTACTTATCACACTTACGTTTGAAATCTGGCCAAATGATTGTTTCGTTAATCTTTTCTGACCACATAGGAAAGAATTTCATCAGGTCATTCAATATACAAAAAGTTTCTAGAGCAATACCTTTTGTCATTACCTCTTTGAGTAGTCTAGGATGTTGTCCCCTCTCAACTCTAAGTAATTCATTGGGATTATCTGCCTGTTCCATAATATGGATTATATCATTTTCCCATGTATATGTCAAGCTCTGTACTCTTTTTTGCCACTTCTTATAGTTATCTTCACCGGTATCCGATGATATGTCACCAATCCATCTCACATCCATTTCAATTAAATTGGCAATAAAATAATCCTTGAGTGCTTCGAGCGAATATTTCCTACTCAACCGATAGAAATGGTACTTATCTTTTCTTTTTGAGAAAGAATCCTTCGATACATTAGTTTTTCCATTGTACTTAATATAGTCATAACTGGAAGAAGTGAAATGTAGATGTAATGAATGATATAAAGAGTATGCGGCGAATCCTGTTGTATCGTCACTCATAAAGGCAATTTGGATGTTTTCTTCAGTAAATTTAACTCTTGGGCTTCTTCTCGAATCTTAGCTTTAATAGCAGGTGATAATAACGTGGATGCAACATCAACTTCCATTGTTGTCTCATTACAATAATCAATTATCGAGTCCATTAAAGATAATTTCTTTAATTCGGATCGACTTAGAATCATATCCGAAAATTCACTTATCTCTGTCTTTGTTGGCATAATCCTGTAAAACCTTTATCAATTCATTTATTTCATCTGGACCCATAACTATAACATTAGTTTTGGTCGGTGGCAAGCCTTTGATTGGTGGATCATATTTTTCGGTATGAATCAATGCCACCATATCTTTTGACCAATTTTCAATATGGAATTTACCTTCTATCATTTTTAGCATAAAAAATATGATTTCCTATTTGTGTTACTTTCCTTAAATGCCAATCAGGATTAACTGAAACAGCATGGAAGTAAAGTACTTTTGTTTTACTGATTATATCATGTATATTTGGTTCTGTCAAGGCCTTTCTTGCGACCATGAGAGATTCTTCCCACATATACTTGTTACGAATTTCTTCATTCACGTTACCGACCCAACTGAATTGGTCTTTTTGGTAAACTACGCCACAAACTGTTTTAGGAAAGTTTGGATTAGCTACACGATTCATTACAACATTAGCTACGGCCAATTTACCTTCGTAAGGTTCCATGGCGGCTTCGAAATAAACATTTTTAGCCATGCATAAGAGTTGTTTGTTAAACTCTTGGCTGACTTCATAGACTGGATTGTTTGTTAATGGGTTTGCCAGAAGCGGCAGAAAACTCAATGTCAGAGAGAGAAAGAGTGTTCTTAGCANAAGGAACTTCATCAGTTCTCCTATGTTGTTGAACAAGAGATAGGTTTTTATGGAACCTATCAGAAACCTACTCCATTAGAAGGAGATTTTGATGCCAGCAGTAACGCTATTGCCTGTATAAGTATCAATGCGTTTTTGTGCTTGCTGATAACGGTAATCAGCAGTCAATGCGACATTCTTGGCAACTGGAATTGTAAGACCAGCACCAACCAAACCTGCATAACCGGCTTTAACGCCTTCATCTTTGATATAAGCACCACCAACTTTAGCAGTCAATGTGTTGCCTTTAAAAGAATAAAGGTCGTAACCACCGATAAGGTCGTAACGAACTTCTTTTAAGCCTATACGCTTAACACTCTCAACTTCACCTGTTACGTTAAATTTACCTAGTTGTTGGCCAACTGTAAGACCGTAGTCATTACTGTGTGGCATTGCATAGTCACGACCACCAGTGACGCCAAGCTCAATCGCCTGAGCAGATCCAAATGCAGCTAATAATGTTGCTACTAATAGAAGTTTTTTCATTTTGTTTCCTTTGAAAATTAAGCTGGAATGAAATCAATACCAGACGTTGACAAAACACCAGTTGTTGCTGGTGCGACACCAACCAAACCAATTGATTGTTGGAAGGTAGTTAGGTGAGCAGCCGAAACAAGTAATTGAGATTCAGTAACTTGTCCCGTAGCCAATTCTGTGATGAACGGTACTGCTTGTGCTGTTGTTGGTGCAACACCAACTACATTTGTATATACTTGATTAACAAAACTTGTGTAGTCTGTTACTGTTGAAGTAAATACAGATGCTCCTACGATTGCTTGAGCAATTTGTAAACTTGTTGATCCAGCATCTTCCATTTTAATACCAAGGCCTTCATATGTTGTACTGACTGTACCACCTAATGATGCCTTCAATAAAGCATATACATCACCAGCAACACCAGTAATATCAAACGCAGTTGCTTTGTCTGTATAAACTACACGGTTTGTGCCTTCTAATTTAAAAGAAACTGTTGTATCTAAAGCAGATGTTACGATTAAATTATGATTTGTATAATCATTCACTACTGTATAGTCAGCACTTTTGTCATTCAATGTATAAGTTGTTAGACCTGTTACATCGATGTTGGTATAAATTGTTCCGTTACCGATTTGACCTGTACCGATAGAACCAAATGTTTTGATTGTTCCGCCAGTACCAATAGAAGCGACTGTAAGAATATCAAAGTTAGATGCACCGCCACCTAAAGAAGTACCAGCGATTGTAACTGTATCACCAACAGCATAACCGCTGCCTAAATGTGCAGGATCAATTACGGTTGTATAAACACCATTTGTTTTAGTTACATTAAATTCAGCGCCTGTACCTGAACCTGATGTGGTACCTGTTACATCGCTGTACGTTGCATTGATTGGTACTTGACCAATTGTTACTGTGACTGTCATTCAAACTCCTATTGTTATTAAAATTAATGATAGGTTATTCTGTTACGAGGAAACC